CATGGAATCAGCATTGCAGTTAAGAAAATAAAAGAAGGTAAAGAGAATGAAGACAATATAAACATCGAACTCGTCTATAATGCAGAAAAGGTTGTATATGAAGGACCTTATGGTAAAATTTATTTTGTAAATGGTAATTATAATGGTCTCAGCAGGGTTTTAGCTTACTTCATACTCGACAACAAAGAGAAACTTCAAACGCATCATAACGTTGGTATTAAGGCAATAGAAACATTACTCAAACACTCAGAAGTGATTGCAACGCATTATCCTTGTCTCTTTACTATCCCACAATCACATACAACATCCCATAGCAAACCTCATGGAGCTAAACCTATGTGGAAGAATCAGTATTCCACTGCACTCAAGATTTTACAAAGAAACAAAATGGTGTCTATTGTTAAAATAGAAGGGAGAACACGGTTTATTACTTTTGATGAAAATGACACTCCATTTAATGAAGTAATTCTACATTAAATTAACTCTGAATTTACTCTGTTAAAAGTTTCTTAACTACAAAACATTCATCAAGTTCATTCCACGTATATTCCATTGTTCCTTCTAAATATGGTTCTGCATCTTTCTTAAGATAATAGAAGTAGTCATCTTCATCTCTTAACAAATTCTTATCACGAATAATCTTATCGAGAAGCAACGGATAAAGGATTTGATCATAGGTCTGACCTGCTCTGATCATTTTCAGTATGCGTATGGTTTTTTTGGAGACATGTATTGTTGTGGCTGTGGGTTCTTTTTGTACAGCGTTAGCATTGTTCATATATTGCGTTAGCAATTCTTGGATCAAACCAGAAAGGTTCAGATGTCTTTCTTTGATCTCTTCCTTCAAATTATCCGGCAGACTGATAGTTGTTCTCATATATTTTCTATAATGTAGAAATATTTAAAATTATCTTTTATACATAACGTATGCATAAACGCTAACAAATTAAAAATAAAAAAGGCGCCTCTCCAGTTAGCCCTATCTTTTATGCATACATGTACCCCTTTTATAAATAAAACCGGCTCCGTAAACGATGCTCGAGGGCATACAAGTGTACATTGTATGCATAAAAGATAACTTCATTACTACGAGTAATGTTGTTTTATATATCAAAAATTACAAGAATTACTCAAAAGACTATGTTTAATCAATCGCAACAGTAGCACTGTCAAAAACTGCATCAATATTGCTAAGAAGTGGTTGGAAATCATCGAGAATCAGATCAAAACATCTTCGTTTGTGTTGCTGCCAGTCAATCTTTACCACGTACTTCTTGGGTATGGGTTCATCGTAATTGAAAGCATAAACGTCATCATTCAGATAATACATCAGGAATTTGCCTCTGTTCTGATCTAACTTCAACCCCGCTCTCAAGGAGTTTTGTACAGCTCTGTAAGGCTGGTAATTCTTGTTCTTGTATTGAGATCTAACTGCGATAGGAATGCCTATCTCAGCAATGGGTATTTCTTTTGTTTTCCAACGTTCTGTTTCTTCTACGTAAAAATTGTATGCAACAATTTGAGACTCTTTCAGAAGCTTTTCTGCAATGGCAGGCACCAATGCTTTAGAATATCTTGACCTATCAGACCTTCTGGATTCCATTCCCATTATGTGCACAGTTGGTTCGATCTTTTTCCCTTTATACACAAGCAGACCCGCATATCTTTTCTTCTTGCCAAGCTGCAACCATCTACTGTACAGTTTTTCAAATTCTATCTGCACTTTTCTATTTGGCATGTGGTTATTATATCTTGCAAAAAAAGGTTCAAATGAAGCATTGAGCTGTATTTCCAATTCCTTACCGAAAGATATTGCTTCATCTGTGGTCATCTCTTGGTCTGGTGATACAAATAGAGAATCTGTATCTCCGTATCTTCTTTGTACGTGCTGCAAAGTGTTATCAGCGTGGTGTATTAGATTTCTTGCAAGGTATGTGATAGCTTCTTGTATCCTTTGGTCATACAGTGAAGAATATGGCGAACCAAGTGTACCGTAGAACGAATTCATGAATTCTTTCACTATCCTCTGCAGGTTGTTCAGAGTGTTGTATCTGTCGTTGCCGGGGTTGTAATGTTGCATTTCATCTTTTATATTGTCCCGTTCCTGCATCAGAGCAGTTAAAATTTGTGGATATATGCCAATTTGATCTTGTTTGAAACCTATACCCAGTTCATCAATCCAGATGTGCGCATTGTCTCTTTCGGTTATAATGGCGTCTGGCGAGAGATTGAACGATATAATCAATCGTGGGTACATTGATTTGAAGTCTAATACAAGAACGTTCATAAAAATACCGAGAGATGGATCAAATACTTGTGCGCCACGTACATCACTCGTTTTTTCTGCAGGTTTGTGTGTAGGCAGTATATAAGGCAGATTGTGTTCCCGTATGAAGTACATTACTAATGTTTCAACGAAATGACCAGTTGACCAACTACCACTATCCTTATTCCATCTTACAACATCCAAGCTTCCGGATCTTTCTGCAAGACCATAGAAGAACTCAAATATGTGCAGTTTTTCTTCAAGAATTTCGTACAGCAGTGTATCCCTGTAAGCATAGGAAATGAACGAAACAATGTCTTGTTGAAACATCTCCATAATACCTGTATGGTGCTCTATCTTACCGATATGCAGTTCTTCTGTGGATACTGCTTCCAGCGAGTAGGATTCCATATCGTTCTCGTGATACCTTCTGTATGCGAGATACAGATCAAAAAACTGCAGTCTATTCCACGAAAACCGTAGTCCATACTGGCGCATTCTACTTGCGATGTATGGAATATCGAAACCGTATTCCTCCCTGCTATCCCCTATATTGTAACCTTCAACGATGTCAAAATCTTCAGATTGCATAATTTCAATGAACTTTTCCAGCAAAGCTGCTTCGTTGGGAACAGAAATAATTTTGAGGTCCAGCGGCGAATACTCTTTTCCCACAACCCTGCGCACTGCTGCATTGATATTGTCTGTGTCTTCGAACAGTCGGTTGAGAAGTGCGTTTAGATCGATTGCATTCTGCTGTTTCGTAGTGACAAGATATGAAATGTTTTGCGCTCTCATAGATATAGATAGTATCTCTCCATCCCTTGCTTCGAGAGATTTGGTGTCGTCTGTTTCAATATCAAGATAAACCCGTTTGAATTTGACTTCAGAGTCAGATTCACAAGGTTCTAACGTTTCAGAATCTATCCACTTGTGCACTTTCTTATCGATGAGAACCCTTTGCACAAAAGGAATATCGGCTTCATAAGTTCTATCGTATTTTTCTCTTTCCCGTATAACATCTGAAGGAATATCTACTTCTACACGTTTCAGTTGTATTCCGTACAAAGAGATACGATCTCCGTCTCCTTCTACATAGAGGTATGGTTTCTCTGGTTTAAATGATAAGGTTTCTTTCCCGTTTCTATTTCTTACTATAAGATGTACAGTTAACGGGTTTGTTGTGTAGAAGCCGTTAACTATAAGCGATCTCATACTCCCACTGTTCTGTCATAGATGAAGATCTGAAGTCTTGGAGAGTAGTTCAGACCTGTACGTTTGCAGAATTCTACTACAGATTTGCTGTTTTTTACTGCTTCCTTCTGGCTATATGCTCCAGGCATCAGGTAAATGTGATCTCTCTGCAGTACGTAGTTTTCCTTGGGAAATAATATCAATGCTTCATATACATCTTCAATGCGATTAACAACAAACTTCCAGTAGATTTCCATTGACTTCTCCAGTTCCATGTACTTTGAAAGAACATTATTGTGGATTCGTATCTCTCTTGGAATACCGGAATCTGCAAGCTTTACAGAGACATTGTACGCAATCCTTCCATTTTCTATTGGCATGATAGTGCCGTTTGTTTCAATTTCATACTTTAGTGGTGGATATTTCAGTTTGTCAATCTCTGTGATAAGTTCTTCAATCCAATCCTTGTGCAACAACGGTTCTCCACCTGTAAACACGATGTGGTAATTAGAATGATCATAATTCTGCTCTATTTTCTCAGCAATATCTTCTGCGTTGTATTCCTTACCGGATTGTCTCCACTGTTCCATTGTATCGCATACCCACGTCGCATTTTTGGACTTCAATTTGTTGATCTGCTTCTGTGACGGTGTATAAGGTACAGCCCGTCTGTGCTTTGTTATGGTTCGTGGCAGAGGTTTGTCCAGACCACAGAACAAATTGCAATCCGGAAATCTGATGAACGTTGCCAACGTTCCTGCATATCTACCTTCTCCTTGTATTGTATGAAAAAAATCTACAAGCTTCATAACTGTACAAATACAGAGAACTATTTAAAAGTTTAAACCGAGTTCGTCTTGTATTTTCTGCGACTCTATTCTTTCTTTGGCTTCTATGCGGTCTCGGAACCAGAGAGGCATAGAGTCGTAGTATTTCTTGATCAGATCGTACACTCTCATATCTAAGACATACGTCACACCATAGTCTTCTTCTGATCTCACAATTCTGCCAGAAGCCTGCAGAATTACCTTTATTGCTTCGTAGTCGTACCACTTTTTGGAGCGGTTAAAATGTTCTCTCGTCCAAGGATCGCCAAGATTTCCATAAGGACACTTTACAATAATTTGGAATCTTGCCAGATCGTCCTTCAGGTCGAGACCTTCCCCCATGTTCACAGACAGAAAAACAATATCATTCCTATCAGATTGGATAAACTCTTTTAATGTATCAGATCTGGTCGATGAGTCGTGTGTTATGATTCTATCTGAATGTGTGGTTTTTTCCATTATCGCCTTTGCATAAGCGTAAGTGTGTGCATGTATTAGCCCCCGCTCATTGGGATGCTTCTCCAGTATTGCATCAACTGCATGAACAATATCAGGAAGCGTATCCTGGAAATTGTCTCTGGATAATCTGATATTCAGAGGAAATTCGATCAAACCTTTTTCGGGTGGAAACGACGATGGAACTTCGATATATTCGTATGGCATATCTAACCCAAGGTCTTCCATATACTGATCCAAACCAAAGAATGTTGCTGAAGTTAAAAGGATCTGATCAAAATCTTTCCAGAAGTCCTTCAGATATGGAGCGGGTGAAAACGGTCTGAATTGTATGTGGTTATCATCCATAGACAGAATCATATTCTCTCCATTGATGTTATCTATGAGATTATTAAGTCTGTATTGTAATTTCAACAATCTTTGTTTGTCGCGTGTTTCAATATCTGTCAGCTCTTCCTTCTCGTTAATCTGATCAATAATATTCTGCAATTGCGTCATATACGATAGATGGAACGTGGTTATTGCATCTTTTGCACTTTCTCCGCTATCAATCCTGTGTTTGATTTCGTCGAAGTTGTCTCTTGCCTGTTTGTCATCCTGCAGTGCTGGATACGTTCTTCTTGTTATCTCTACTGTAAACATGTCAGTCATTTTGTTTGGAAGATTGTGTGCTTCATCGATGATAAGACCGGTACGCTTTCTCCATGTGAGCACATCAGTAGGTAAATGTTCTTCCAGTTTTGGGTATATTCCTTTCATGAAATAATCAAAAGTAGTCAATGTCACACTGGAAACCATAGCTATATCCCGTGCGTTGTAGTAGTCACACATTCCTCTCTCTCTATATGGGCATTTCTTTACCTTTTGACCTTGCCAGAAGTAGGTTGGGTTCTTTTCGATACAAGGACCAGAGTCAGCCTTCAGAAATTTCTTTCTTATTGGGGCAATCTTACCATATCTTAGTTCTTCCTGTATGAGATACTCGCAGTCGTAGGATTGCCTTCCCATGATAGTTTTTCCAAGATTGTGCTCTGCGAATTTACTTTCCACATCGTTTCTATACTGATCAACCAGAATTCGTAATGGAGTGGTGACATAACCAGTTCCAAATATGTTGTTTGCTGCAAGAAGATTGATAATTGATTTTCCCACACCAGTAGGAGCATTGACAATCATTAACTTCTTATCGCTTTGTTCTATGCGAGAAAGAACATATTCCTGTTGTGGTCGCAGTTTAATTTCCATAAAAATAAAAGTTGAAAGGACTATTTAAAAATTAAATCCAGACTCCCTGTCCTTCCCCTTCGTTGACCTTACACCTTATCTCATACTTCGGAAAAGCTTCCATCATCTTATTTTTGAAGTACAGAGAGAGATTTTCAGAGGAAACTACTTCGACAGGCAAAAGACACGCCATTCTTACAGGCGTAGCAATTTCTTGATATTCGACTCGATCTCCATTTATCTTTGCCGAATCTGGAACGAGAAATTTGTGGTCTAAAGGTTCTATTATTTCCTTTGCTGCTTTTTTAACATCTCCATAATCCAGAAGATATCCTTTCTTCTGCACCGTCTGTATATTTTCTACTGATTCTGGCATCTCAATTCTCACGTCTAAAGTATAGTCGTGTCCGTGTAGCCTTCCACATTTGGGATGGTTGGGAATTACGTGTGCTGCTGACCATTTCAATCCTTGTGTTTTTCCTTCTATTACAAGCTCCATATTTCAAATAATTAACGAGAAGTATTTAAACTTTGCAATGTACGATATCCTTACCACAACCATACTTATTCCTCTGCAATCTGATCAAAAACATTGTGAGAAATCTGATATAATACTATAATTGATAGCTATTAATAAATGTTTTGTTTACTCGTCTAAAAAACTCTCAATATACCTGAAAATTGTGCCATACTTCTTGATGTATTCTAACCGTCTATCTTCCCAATCTTGTTTCGCTGACTTAAATTCGATAACCTTTGCATGTTTTCTAATTTTGTCCAGATTCTTGATTCCCAGATATCTCTTCTCTTTGAGAACGGGCTTCCTTCCTTTTTCAGTTTCAAACCAATGAGTTTCAATGCAGATATCCTTTATAGTATAAGGTATGAGTTTTTCACAGTCGAGGTCAAACCATGTGTTGATCAACAGTGGTGCTTTTTCTTCGAGGAAGGGATTATCTTTTGCCAGAATATGACCAACCAATTCTTCTATAGATGAAGCATGTTTTTCAACACCATTAGGATACTGCCCTCTGAAGTATTTTGTTTTACCAGAGCCAGATTTTCCTACAAGAACGATCATATTCCAAGTTCCCTCTCCAAATCGTTAACCTCTTCTTTCGCCACTCGCACCTGTTGTTTATGTTCTTCTTCTACTTCACTGATCATCAGTATTTGATGTAGTTCAAACGTTAGAGCAACTTTATTCAGATAATCGTCGGCATTGGGTGAAAGCAATATGTACTGCCCCATCTTGATAATGACACTATCTCTTTTTGACGACGAAGATTTTAAGAATGCTCTCAAAAGTGATCTGAGCAATTCAGGAAATGTTATTTCTCGTAACAAAGGCAACGCCTGATCCGGATCGATTTTCACAGCCTCGATGTATCGGTGGAGATCGAATTTCTCTGGAATATAACCTCCTATGAGATACACAAACAACTCGTTCACAAACGAACGTGCAGATCCGTCAGACTGTTCTGCAACCCTTCTTAATTCTTCCTCTGAAACGTTTCTTTTTTCTTTTTTACATATTCTTTTTCCTATTTCCATTAGTTCTTCATCGGATAGGTTGTCAAAGTCGAGTTCCACACATCTATTCCGTATTGCAGGTATGATCTTTGTTTTGGTATTGCACGACAGCACAAACGTAGTAATGTGGGAATACTCTTCCATGATTCTACGCATTGCAAACTGTGCATCGGGTGTCATAGCATCTGCTTCGTCAAGAAATACGATCTTGCGACCACCTTCAACGGGATATGCTCTGGCAGAGTTCAAAATCGTCGTTCGGACAAAATCAATACCTCTTTCATTGGATGCATTGAACTCTAACATGTTCAGCTTCATATCATTTGCAAAGGCTTTCGCACAAGTGGTTTTTCCAACCCCAGGAGGACCAGAGAATAATAAATGTGGCATTTCCGACGTTGGCTGTTTTAACAAATTCTTGAGAAACCCTACAATTTTTTGTTGACCTTTTACCTCTTCTAACGTGTGAGGTCTGAACTTTTCAATCCACATATATATCGGATTACGTACGTGTATTTAAAAAATTATTTTTTGCTTTCCTCTATGTGTTTAACCAAGTTTTCATACCCATGGATATCTGCAACAGGAATAGCCCACACCCATTTCCACTCCGATCCATTCTTTTTGACCTCACCTACGTAGTATGAATCATCTTTTGTGCCTTTCCCAAAAGCAAGAACGAGTTCCCTTCTTGTATTTGTCCACTCGGAAAATCCATTATTCTCTTTCATTATCCCAAGGAATGTTATGGGCTTCCCAAATTCATTGGGAACACCCAACGATTCCGCGATTATGACCTTCTCGTACGACATCAGAGCACCCCCACAAAAGCCAACGTCAGTGCGATGGTTATCACACTGAGTCCAATCAGTATCATCAAGCTCAGAAACAGGTTTGAACGTATCTTTCCCATTCAGGACACCTCTTTTAGTTTAAATATAAGCCTGAACCCACACTCTGAATCGGGATTGTTCATCGACAGATACGCATCGTACAACCCATTGAATAGCTTGTTCGTATGATATTCTCCAATAGCATTTTCCACTTTATCACACCAGTCCTCTAACTTATCCCAATCTTCCTCATTTTCCCATTTTTCAATCATTGCTAAGCCCTCCTTACTGGCCAGAACCTTAGGGACTTCGAGTTTCTTCTCTCGATCTCCACCTTTCCTTCCTCTCCTAATCTCTTGAGAATGTGAACCACGACCTGAGACGAGACAACTCTCTCCTTCGTCGTCCCCTTCTCAGAGTATAAAACATAATCAATCTTCGAGCAGATCGATTTAACTTCCCCTCCAGGTGCGAGCTCGACACATCTTAGCACTACTTCATCGTTCAAATAAGAATATTTCTTCCTACTTTCTATTAATCTGCTCTGCATCTCAATGCACCTCCGTTATAAGTTCCTGGAATCTTCCAGATTGTGAGTTCACAGCTCCACAACTGATTCTTCATCTGGTACAGCCTCTTCTGGATAATATTTTTCTGCCAACTCCTTCATCATATAGCCTATTCGTGGTTTTTCTTGTCTCGTTCCGAGCCTTATAGCAGATAATTCACTACGCGTTTCCAGCCATTGTGCAAGATAATGCGAATTAAAATCGTATATGGACAACTCCGTTTCCATTCTATGTTTTATCTTTTTAACAGAAAGAGGATATGTTTTGCCTTCTATCAGACTTATTATCTTCTTACCAATTTCATCGCTTATAAGCAATTCTCCATTCTGGATTCTTTTCTTGTACCTAAGATTTCTTATGTAGGTGGATTCTTTTGTTCTTTTGTGCCTTATCATTCTCTTTTTATCGATCACAGTAATCATTCAATCACAACCTCCAGCAGATTCTCTTTTGGTAGCGATGAATCTTTCAGTGCGTATCCATACTTTATGCGTGCCTTATTCCTGCTCAACTCTACGGTCTGGATATTCTCATTCCTTGCAAGCCATCTGGAAAGGGCATGAGATGTTATGTCGAGCGAATGACCAAAAGAACGTTTGTAATACGTCTTCAGAGCGGACACTGTGATCGGTGTTTTTCTTTTCGACAGGAGATGCATTATATTATTGCTTGTATTATCATCGACCTCTATTCTTTTCCGTTTTTCATATTCATAATTGAGTATCCTCTCTCTATTCATCTTATAGTATTCTCGATATTTGTCCTTGTTAGCATGGTAGTGTTTTATTCGCTTCATCTTTATTTTCTCTGAATTTGCTTCATAATATCTTCTGCTTCTTTCCCTGCTTAGAGCTTTTGGATCTGATATAACTACTAATTCATTCATACTTTTCATCCTCGTTTTCATTACTTGCCTTGTCATACTTCTTCCTCATATTATGATGACATTTTTTATCCCTATTTTTCTATTGTTCGCTCCATTTCTTCGGCTATTTTGAATATCTCTTCATCAGAGATCACGAAACCGCAGTACTCCCAAGCCTTCTTAATTTCATCTATGGTTTCCTGATATATTGCGATCATCATATCCCTCCCAAGTAATTCTCACAGTGAGGATTGTGACATTCGTACGTGTTAATGTCCACCTCTGTCAACTCGTGACCACAGTACACACAAACTGGCATTATAATCTCACCCTATACCAAACTGGATCATCTTCCATAAAATTCATTGAATATCACTCTCTTTTTGCTCAGTTTCTTTGCTAAGTCCCAGAGAAATTGGATGCAGATAGTAGTTCATATAAGAATTGACATCAGATACAGCAAACTTCAACACGTGTTTCGATGGAGAATAGCTCACAGCAGAGTTCTGTCCAGAGACAAACTTCAGAATGTTAATTAGCATCTTTGGGTAGTTATGTGCGAATACTCCTATGGAGTTAGTGCGAACGCTCATGCTCCTGCCATCAACGTTTTCCATGTTGAATGTTGCTGTGTTTTTATCTGAGATGATATTGATCGTCTCTGGTTTAATAATTTCGTATGCTTCTATAATGTGTTCTATTTCTTCTGTGCGTAGTTGTTCCGCCATTGCAAATTCGAAATAACTATCATCGAACGTTTTCATTTTCAACTCTTTAGAAGGGTCAGACATCAATGGCAGTGTGCCGCTTCTATTGGCATCGTCATCGATGTATAATCTCTTTCCGTCGAGTTTGACATTCTTACCCCATCGCATCATGCGTTGCAAGTCGCTGGCAACAACTTCAAATGGCGTTTCGGGAAATGCTCCATCGTATTCGACAAAGGCTGAAATTGCAACGCTGCCTTGGTCGAAAAACACCTTAGAAACATAAGATCTCACACCAACTTTTTCAACAGTATCGTTGCCCAATCGAATAGATTCCTTGCGTTTTTGCAGTATTACTGTTGCGTCTTGCAGATTCAGTCTGCTTAGAAATTCAACAAGTTCCATACTCCGAAGATGATATAGAACTATTTAAAAAAAAGCAGTCGAGCAATTATCTTTTTTTCTTTCTGCAGAAACCTCTTACTCTTACGTAGGTACCGTAGGTACCTTTTCTGCTGTGTGCAGGTACCCACTCCCCGCCCATTTCTCTGCAACGATATTCAGACGCTGCCATTTCTTCGTGCTCAGCTGATTTGGTGTAATCTTCTCCATTTAGATCGTCGAAATACTTTTCAGCATCGGCAACGGCTTCAGAACCATCGACTCGTGCCTTTATTGTTGCACAATCATATATACCGTTTTCTGCGTCCAGTACTGTAATTTTTTCTTCCTTGCCTGCTTTACCTAAAGCAAGATTTCTTGCTGTTTCATTTACCATTTGCGAAGACGTGTCGGGACGAGCATCTGCAAAATCTGTAACAGGAAAGTATATTTCCTGAACATTTTTACCTGTCTGTCGTTCAACATCTCTGATAAAAGACTCTGCATCTCGATTTTCGTATTCGCAATAAAGCTTGGCACCTTCGTACCCCTTGACAAGGAGAACCCCATCGTTAATTTGTTTCTTCATATAAGGTAGTAATGTGGTGGCTGCTAATAAATTTATTGCTGTTGCTCCGCAAGGAGGGCAACATAGTTAATGAGGTCGATATAATCGTCCTCCGTGGAAAGTCTTGCAAGTTTTAACGCAATCATAAACTTGTATCCTTGCTCTACAGAAAGTTGCAGACCTAAAACGTTAGCAATTTCTACGACTTTGGGCATCTTCCTATTGCCGTCTTGGTCGTAGCGTTTGCCCCGCTCCTGCAAAACATCTTGTGCTTTCTGTAGAATCTGTGCTGCTGTTAATTTCATGTTATCATCACTATCTTCTTTCCACACTGCTGTTAATCCCATGTTACCACAGCTCCGTTTTCTCCATCTTCCGACACTTCTATACGCTTTGGAACCCAGCCAAATTCCTTTACAACCTCGTAAAGATCAAAAGCCATCATTTCACAAGACTTAGCACCAAGATCGTAAGCCCACTCGTCATCTACTACGTGTTGTAAAGCACGTTTCATCAGAATAAACTCTACTTCTCTATTCAGATCAGACACTTCAACATCCACTCTAAATTTGAATATGTGTCTGTGCGGATGCTGCAGAAAGCTGACATCGTGCTCTACTCCTTCTGGCTTCTCCAATGCAGGTGCACCTGGAAAATGGTGCAAGTGCTCGCTTTCAAAAGTTGCATATACAATTTTTGTTACTTTTTTCACCATAAATATAGAAGATAAATGATGTATTTAAAAATACCAATGTATCAATGATAAATCAGACGCATTACTTCATCTTTGATTCTTTCCATCTGATCCAGCGTAAAGTGTTCCTGATCCCATCGTACTTCTGACGTAGTAGTGATGGGATTACTCTGTTTCACACCACGCATTACCATGCAAAGATGCGTCGCTTCAATAACTACCATAACAAACCACGGTTTCAACTGCTCATCAAGATATTCTACTATTTGTTTAGACAGCTTCTCTTGCTGCTGTGGTTGAGATGCAAATTTAATAGCACTTCTCGGTAACTTCGAGATCCCTACCAGTTCACCTTTGTCTCTCTGTAAGTACGCAATGTGCATCTTGCCAAAGAATGGCAGCATGTGATGCGCGCACATGGAATAGAAATTGATATCCTTTACAAGGACAAGACCGTTAGCAGAATCGGTATTGAATGTGGTGAAGTTGAAATCGTTGTTGTCAACCCACTCTTTATAGAAATCAGTCACTCTCCTTGGTGTTTCTTTCAGTTCTTCTTCGTTAAACCAGCCAAGTTCTTCGTGCAGTATCTGTATCAGTGCTGTTTGTTGTTCTTTTATTTTATCCCAATCATTCATGGTTATCACCGTTTGCCTTTTGTTTGAATTCATGCATGTATTTCAAAGCAAGCTCTACATCAACAACATCTTTCCATACATCAATACCTTTTGGAAACGGTGCTTCGTATGACATAGGTTGTTTTGCAAAAGCAAAGTTCAATGGAACAGATGTATCCATTGTTTTAACTGCTTTATATTTGTTGGAAAATTGTACTGCACCAGCAAAACCTAAGAAATGCAAGTTTGTTTCTGTTTTCTTGTGTGCTTCTACAATATAATCAGCGTACTTCATGCCGTTTTGTCGTAGAAATTTAAACTGCATACCAATAGTGTCAACTGGGGTATGCTGACGGTGCATCATGTAGTTGTAGCAAAACAGCATGTCATCCATAGTTTTACCCTGTGGCACAGCCATGTATCTAAACGCGCGTCTCTTTTGTAGTGGTATTGCATTAACAAATAGATCAAACATCCACAGTGTTGTCGATGTATCGAACTGCTTATCTGGTATTATCACTGTATCTGCACCTATCTCTTCTGCCAACGCAATCAGTTTGCTTGCTCCAACTGCATCTCCTTCATTGGCACCGTTATCGAGAATTTTCAGCTTATCGCTGTGCCTTACATACGCTTTGTATGCAGGGTCCTCGAGACATTGTGCCAGCACAAAGAGATAGTCCTGTTCGCTGTCGAGTTCTTCCGCTTGTCGTAGCGGTACTTCAAAACTTAGTTTCATATTCTTCATCCTCTTATCTACATAGATGTATTTATTCGTTCAGTTGTGCCATCGTGTACCTGTATCTGTGTTTTGAATCTTTTATTGCAGATACTTTGTTGCTATTCAAGAAAAGACGTACTCTTTGCTGCAAGAACGTTCTCTTTTCTCCTCTATAAGAAAGCCAACTGCTCAGAGGTACCTTTGTTTCTGTCGAACGGTAGTAAGTGATCAAACCCTTTGTTGCCAGTTGTTCGGAATCCTGATGCAACATTATGCATGTGTTCAGAACAGATTCCAGCTCAGCATTTCTTTGAGGATTAACATCTTTCAGATGATGTTTCGTCTTGGTGTATCCTTGTTTGGTCCAACGAGAATCGTACACCAGACCTAATCTCGCCAACGCTTCTGGTATTACCACAGCAGTGCTGAACATATTAGGATTGTCCCGATCATCATAGGAATGGATGCGTACATAAGCATCGATATCATCAAATGGTTTGTATTTGTAGCTGTTGTAGTTAGTGCTCTCCTTGGTTACATAAGCAAATTCTCTGGTGACTTTTTGCAGCAAATCATGAAATCGAGGTGTGAAAACAGGGTGGTTCAAGTATATCCTATGTTCGCGGTAGTCGTCTGTGTTGTGCACTACGAACAAGTTAACTCCTGTTTCTACGGCATATTTCAGCGTTTCACTATCTGGTACGAGGTCTTTACCTACGTAGGTCTTAATAGGCATCATTATGTCTCCTGGGTATTTGTGATAGTTCTCTGGAGTTCTGCCGATAACTGTAATACGTGATGAAAAACATCCACTGTATTTGCTGGCTGCTGACATTGCGTGGTCTCCTCTGTCTGGTTCTACATCTACACCTACCACATCTTTTGTTTCTTCTCTCGTATGAAAGTTTTCCATTCCGTTATAACGCAGAATCCATCCTGCTACCGTTTTGTTAGCAACTGTTACCATTTCGCTCTACCTCCCATGGAAACACTATCCATTCTTTTTCTACCACGTACAGCGAAACAAGCTTGAATGGTGGCGCGTTGTTTACACCGTTTCTTCTGAACCATGCCAAGCCCATCATGGGCGTGCTGGGGTAAAAATGCTGCATTACAGTACCCGCAACTTTCATGGTGAGACCGCTATCGACAATATCATCCAAAAGTAATATCGATTTGACACCTCGCTGCTGCTCTGGCAGTCCGACAGTTAAAGTCTTCTGCTGTCTATCGCTATTGTAGCTGTGTATATCTAACTCCTGCACTCTGTGTTGTGGTAGCATACCACCCAAGTACCGGTGGTACCACTCGGTGCCTCCGTTTCGGAGAGGCACTATCAATGTGTCTTTACTTATTTCCTTTTGCAGTTCCAACAAATCTGGTATGTCCAGAGAAAACTGCTCCGTTGTGACTTTTAATTCTGCCATAAGTACATTGAGCAACAAAAACTATTTGAAGAAGCTCCTAAGTATGCTCCGAGCCGTCACGTTACCATTACCATCCGCAGAACTGCTAAACACCATAGCGATTAGATCGTCGTACGAAGTTGCATCAAAACCCAACGTCACCAGTTTTTCATACGTTCTTTTGGTTTTTGGTATCCAGTAAAATTTTCCCAACATACGACGTGGTTGCAATGCATCTATAATTGTTTTTGTATCTTCAGTTGCAGTATCAAACTGCAGTAAAATAATCTCTTCAGACAGTTGGTGAAACAACGAATCCATAATCAAGATAGCCCGGCGTTGTATTTAAAAAAATTGAATCATTTGCTCTTCTGACAGCTCTGTTAAGATTTTATCAACTGTATCCAGTGGGATATTTAGCACGACTGCAATCTTAACATTGGTTGTGTCTGTGTGTTTGTACACGTATTTTTCGATTCTTGTCTTGTCTGACATCTTAATAAATAATACATCCAATGATTAAAAATTTTATGATTGTGGTGTCCTCGATTTGAATTCGTGTTTGTGGTACAAGTACAAGAAGCTGCGAATCGAATGAGGACTGATATGCAAGTATCTGCTCGCCTGTGCAACAGTCATTTCACCGTCAAAACTCGTGCCTTCTCTCCGTTTAGGATGCCAGCTAACATGTTGGACAATCCATTTCTTTGTTTCGTCTGGAATACCGTGTTTGTGGTCTTTCTTTTCTTTGTACACTTGCGCTGGTTCTACCTCAACCATTTCCTGTTTTTCGGTTCCAATGGCTGATAGTGCGATTCCCCTGTCTTCACGTGCATGTTCAAGTACGTAATTATGTATGTTTTCTGGAAGCACAAACCAAACATCGTTTCTTGTTGTCTTAATATATTTCACTCTCTTAATTCTGAATGTAAATTCGTGATCTGTTATGCCGCCATTGATTGTCTGTAATTTCTCGTAGAGAAAAGTGACACACAAGTCTTTTCCTACCTTTGAAAGCAAGATTGGCATTTCAACACCTGCATATTCCTGTTGTTGTGTCAGGGGCAGCAGACTGCAATATTCTGCAGTAAGTTCAACGAGCTTATTTTCACCAAGACGTTTCAACACCTGCTTTGAAAACAGTTTATGCCTCGCATATCCCTCTTTATTCATTGTTGTCCCTCCATAGATTACGTACTGCTTTAACAAACTCTTCGTCGGAGAGTTCTAACAGCGATTTATTGACACCAGTGCGTTCCCGTAGATCTTTCACTTCATCGAGTTCTTTTGATAATCTGTATCTGTTGTTTCCCGCGTTCTGTTTTTCTCTGTGTCTTTTAGCGTAGCGCTTCTGCGCTTCTACCCGTACTTTTTTGTTTATCATTTAGGTTGCCTCCTTGCACATGACCACGTAGAATGATCACAAACAACATCAATGTTTTGTGTACCCCAATACTTTGCGTACTCTCCGTTTGTAACTTGTAAGGCACCTTTTAGATCGCCCGCATAGATTACTTCTTCTCGTTTAGTATCGATGAGACTTTGAACCGCAACTTGCGGTCGAGTTACGACCGCAATAATATTATAGTGGCGATATACTTCAAACATCCCCGTGTTAAGATTCTTTCTCAACGACAATCTATGAGACTGGATACCCATTCCTTCTGGTATCCACTCATACGTATCAACTTCAACAAAAGAATATCCTTTGTGGTTCTGATCTTCCCTTTCAAACTCGTATTCACAGATTCTCATTTTAAATCACACCTCGCTCTTTCAACTTGCGTATAATTCGCTGATACTGCCGCATATCCCTCTCTTGATCAGGATATAGGAAAGCTATCTTCTCAAAAAAGCGAATTTCTGACGCTATTTCTCTGGCTGTTTTATAATCCAGATCGTACTGCTTCACTGCAAGATTGTTCCTCTTGCAGTATTCCCTTATATACTCCTCCGCACTCTTTTTACTCCAATGAAGCCCCATAATATTTCCTTTTCCCGTCATTGTCATTTTTTCACCTCCTCAATTATCTTCCTCCGTTCCTCTCTAAGTTCTTTTTGTCTTTGCAAATAGTCGTCGAACGAACTAAATCCTCTTCCCAGACGAGATATCTTGTTATTCCACTTTATTTTCTCATCAATCTTCTCTTTGTCAACAGACCGTTGTGTGGTCTTTTCGACCCAGTTCATTTGTAGATCACCTCCATCAGTTCTTCTGGAATCTGTCTGTGATACTTCTTCAGAATCTTCTTTGCAATCTCATACTGCTTTGTTGTTAGATGCGTTTTCTCAGCAAAAGAATGTCCTATTGATGTGTCCAGCTTGTTGAAACCCATTCCATTCTCTGCTGTTGCATGATCTTCATCTGAACTTGCAATGATTTGCAGAGCTTTGAGAACTGGCTCTGCTTTTTTGTTTTCAATGTATTTTGGTTCCTCAGAGAATCCAAGTTCAGCTCCCATCTTCTCTTCTTCTTCTTTAAAGGAATTGACGAGTTCTTGAATGTCTAAATCGTTGCTGATCTGATCAGACTTCATAACCTGCTCAATGGTCTGCTGCTTCTCAACGAATGTATTCACCATGTATGCTTCCAGTGAATCCTGAACTACGATGTACTGAGCAAGAACCATATCTTTCTGACCAATCCTGTGGCATCTGTCTTCTGCTTGGAACATGTCTCCGGGTCTCCATTCCATTTCAGCAAAGACAACGGTCGAAGATGCAGTCAATGTGATACCAACACCCATTGCCAGTGTTGATGCGACAAACAACTTTGTGTCCGTGTTGTTCTGGAATTTCTGCACTGCTTCGTCTCTTTCCTTCTGAGATTCCTGTCCAGTTGCAATTACTGCAACATCTTTGAAATGATCGTATATTGCATTTAACACATCGTGGTGATGTGCAAAGACAACGATCTTATCAGTTTCTTCCAGAAGGTTTTCAAGATGTCCGATCACAAATGGAACTTTTGCCACACCAATTTCGTGTCGTACAGATGAAATTTCTTCGAAAGCTGCTCCAGAAGAATGCTTCAAACCTGTCAGGTTCCAGTTCTCCCGGACATATCTCAGAAGTTGCTGTTCCTTAGTTCCAAGATCGCCCTTGAGAACGTTTCTTGGTACTTCGATGAGCATCCTTCTTTTGTCCGGAAGCTCAAGAAGAACATCCTTCTTTTCCCTGCGGATCATACAGGTTGTTCTCAGAGTTCTCTGCAGTTCGTCCAGATTCTTGCCAGAGTTTGGATCAACCCCATAACGGTTGAAATCCATATATCTGTTCACAAATTTGTTTTTCGACTTTCCAAGTGGGTGGTTCAGAGCTCTGAGTTGTGTAAAGAGTTCGTAAGGTCTGTTCATGATTGGCGTTCCTGTAAGAAGGATCACTTTCTTTGAAAAATCGATAAGTCCTTTCTGTCTGCCCCACACAATTTTTCCTTCAAGATCCTCCCCCACTTTCTTGTTTTCTCCTATTATAACTTTGGTCCTCTTTGCGTGTGTGGACTTTATGTAATGGGATTCATCCAGAACCAGAACATCCCACTGCACCTCTGAAACACGTTTGAAGTATGTCTCAGCGTTCTTGCTTGCCACGAATGTTTCGTAGTTGGTGATCGTTACGTCGTGAAGATCGCCGTTCAGAATGCCGATGTCTCTGTTGTTAACATCCCATCTCTTGAACTCTCTCACCCAGTTCAGCTTCAGAGAAGCTGGAACGATAATTAAAACGTGTTTCATTTCTGGATGTAGATTCAGGTATCCGATAACTTGGATTGTTTTCCCAAGTCCCATCTCATCTGCAACCAACACGTTGCCGTGTTTTTGCAAGAATTCAATTCCTGCCTTCTGGAATGGCATGTACTGCATTCCATTGGGTGCAGGAACCTGTAT